CAAATACCAAAAACTTGACAGCATTATGCAGGGCAAGAAAAACTAATATTACTAGATTTGTCTCTTGCTTTCCAAGTGGTGGAAGTGGCGATGCTCCTGACCCTACATACAACTCTAATTCTAGATATTGGCAATTTGGAATCACGTTTTTATATGGGAGTGCTGGTATAGCATCAGTTTATGATGTACTCGGTTATAGAAATGGAGCTATAGTAGTTATGCCTTTTATGGACACAATAGACATAGATTTATATTATGCAGATTCAAACTCTTTTGCAATAGGAAATTTAACTAAAATAGAAGGTACAAGTATAGTTGTTAATTTAACAGCAGATGAAACGTATGTGCATAAAGGCGATTTACCTATTACTTATTATACAGAATACACTGATAATGATGTTAGTGATGTTATTCCAGGTAGTTCAGGCGAACCATCTGCTGCTGATGAAGAATTAGATGCTCAATATGGAACTCAAATATGGCAAGTTTAAAATATGAAAAAGAAAAATAATACAGAAATATCAGTAATACATTTAGCAGAGTTTAATCTACCTCAAGTTACTGAAACAAATAATAAAGATTGGATACAATTTGGCACAGATAATATGTACCCTCAATATCTACTTGAGTTGTATAATGGAAGTAGTATTAATAATGCTATTATTAAGGGCGTAGCTGCCATGATATACGGAGATGGAATAGAAGCTACTGATAGACAGGATAGTGATGAGCATAAGGAACAATGGTTGCGATTAACCTCATTACTAGGAAACTCTCAAAAAGACCTTTTAAAATGCTTGTCGTTTGATTTAAAGCTGTTCGGCATGTGTTATGTTAATACGATATGGAACAAGCCTAGAACTAAGATTGTGGAAATGTACCATATCCCAGCTCAATATATAAGAAGTGGAAAGACTGATAGTTATGGTAGTGTAAATGATTACTATTATTCAGCAGATTGGACTAACTTGAGAAAGCACAAGCCAAGAGTTTATAAAGCGTTTGATGAAAAGGACAGAACAAGTGCAAGTCAAGTATTATGTATCAAAGATTACTCTCCTGGAAGTTATTATTATTCACTTCCTGACTATCAAGGTTCTACTTCTTACATTCAATTAGATATGGAAATCGCACAGTTTCATCTCAGTAATATCAAATCAGGAATGTTTCCTAGTATGGCTGTAAATTTTGCGAATGGAGTGCCAACAAGAGAGGAGAGAAAAACTATTGAAAGACAGATAAATTCTAAATTCGGAGGAAGTGGTAACGCTGGGAAGATATTAATCACTTTCAATGATGGGAAAGATACAGCTCCTGAAATAATTCCTATAAATGCTAATGATAATTCTGATAGTTATCAATTTTTATCTACAGAAACTACAAGTAAAGTCTTAACAGGACATCGTGTTACAAGCCCCCTCTTATTCGGAGTAAAAGGAGATGGGGGTGGATTTGGAAATAATGCAGATGAATTGAGAGATAGTTATTCTTTATTTAATAATACAGTCATTAGACCCTTTCAAAACACGCTTTTAGGGGGTTTACAGCCTATTTTTAATATTTGTGGCATAAACCTTGATTTGTATTTTAAATCGCTTAAACCTGCTGATTTCATAGACATAGAAAATGTGGCTAAAATTGATGAAGATGAGCAAAAGAAAGAGGGAATAGATACAGGAGATGAAATAAAGAAAGAATTTACTGAATTATCTAATGATGAGTTTGATATTTTATTAAACAACTTGGAGGGGGAACAAATAAATGAGGAAGAATGGGAAGTTGTAGATGAAAGAGAGCAAGGTACAGGAGATGATTACGAAGAATGGGCGGATAGATTTATACAAAAAAGAGAAGATTTTGCTGCTGATGAAATTAAAAGTAATGAAGATAAATTCAGTTATTTAGATAAATCTTATTATAGAGTAAGATTTAAATATGCTGTTGGAACAACAAAAGGAGCAGGAAGTAAGTCTAGACCATTTTGCGAAAACATGATGAGATTAAGTAGAGGGGGCTTTGTTTATAGAATAGAAGATATAGATATAGCTAGTGAAAAGGGAGTAAACAGGCAATTAGGACACAAGAAAAAGCCTTACGATTTATTCAAATTTAAAGGGGGAGTTTATTGCAGACATAAATGGAATGAGATACTATATAGACTAAAAGAGGGAACTGAATTAAAAACTGGTCAAAGTTTGGATGAAGATTATAAAAAAGTAGATAGAATTCCAACAAGATATAAAAGAAAACCAAAAGGATTAGAAGAAAGTAAAATAGCTCCGTATAACATGCCAGATAACGGACATTATCCAGGAGTAAAATAAATTAAAATATGGCGATACAACATACACTTTTTATAAGTACAAACAGATTGAAAAAAGATTCAGCTCTTGGTGGAAGCGTAGATGACAATTTACTACTTCCATATATACTAATGGCACAAGATAGATATATATTGCCTGTGCTGGGTACTGATTTAACTAATAAATTAATATCTGACATACAAGGTAGCAGCTTGACAGGGGCGTATTTAACGCTTTTACAAACTTACGTTCAGCCAAGCCTTGTGCAATACTCATTCGCTACTGTACTTCCATTTCTTAGGCTTAGAATGGTAAATAATTCTGTAGTAACAATGTCAAGCGAGCAGGGTTCTAGCGTTTCTCATAGCGATTTAAAGCCTTTAATTAATGCCAGTATAGACCAAGCTGAGTTCTACAGAGAAAGATTGATAGACTACATAAGAAATAATACAAACAGCTTTCCTGAATACAGCTCAAATTCAGGAGCAGATTTAACTCCTACATCTCAAAACTACTACGCAGGATTAAATCTTGATGTAGCTCCAATGAGTAATAAAACAAAGTCCTTTTTACAAGGAGCAGATATAACTATATGTTGCTAAAATTATGCTTACAAAACAAAAGGAAAAACAAAGGAAAAATAACGAACAAAAACTAAAAAAATATTTAGATAATTATGCCAAATCAAAGACTAACAGACAAAACAGCCCTGACAGAACAGGTCGGTAGTGGCGATTTATTAATGGTGGTGGATGTAAACGATACCACAGGTAGCTCGGCTGGTACTTCAAAAAAGATGGATTTTAAATACTTAATGCAAACAGATAAAATTTCATTACCTAATTCAGAAATAGATTTAGCTACTAACCCCAAAACTTTAATAGGAGCTTTAAGTGGTTATATGATTACTGTTTATAATGTTACAATTTTAACTACTTACGCAGCTTCAGCTGAATCATCTAATGCTAGTTTATTCCTTAGTTATGACGCTGGCGACCCTTCAAATTACTGGTTTTATTTTAGGCGTTTTATGAATACAATAACTGTTAATAATTCATTTAGCTTAGCTCCCACTCCAAGTATAACAGGCACCTGTAAAGATACTTTACTGAATAAGCCCTTTGTGCTATCTTCAGATGGCGATTTTAATGGTGGATGGAGCGCTGATGTTTATGTTACTTACGCTTATACAAAAGTATTATAATGAAGATAAATCACACACATATATATATTTTATTAATAGTCTTTGTATTAGGACTAGGAACTTGCAAAGCTCAATTCTTTAAATATGCTACTATATATAGTTCAGGCAGTATTAATACAAGTATGATTGAAAATCAAGATTATATAGCGATAAATAAAGGCTATGAAGAAACAACTCAAATAAATCCTTATGATTACAACTTCACAATCGGAATCCGTAAAATTGCTCGTTTCAATTATGAACAGAAACTTACGACTTGGTATTATGGGAATGAAAAAAGCGTTGCTGACAATACTACAATTGGTAATAATAGTGGCTGGGAGTATTTGTTTAACTATTCTTTTATTCGTAATCGTAGTGAAACATACAATAATAGAGATTTTTGGATTAGGTACTTAGGAAATAGCTATGTTACTAAAATACAAGCTAAAAATGATGAAAGCAGAAACTTAGAGTACATATCTTTTGATACAAGGTTCAGAATCAATAAAGGAGCTTTTGACTTTACTCTTGGAGTGGTTGGAAGAAATCATCCTGTTTATGGCGTAGTTCCTATTGAGGACTTTTGGGTAAGTGGAGAAAGCTCATTCCAGGAATTAGCATCCTCTA